CATTTCGTCAAAATTAATTGGGGTTTAGGCCCCTTAAAAAGCAATAAGGAAAACAATAACAACATGGCAGGAAGGAAAAGGAAACCAACAGCAATGCTAAAGGCCAGCGGGACGTTTAGGGATGACCGTCACGGCAACAAACTTGAAGCAATTGGCAGACCACAACTACCAAGCTACCAGAACGCAGAAGAAGCATTCAAGTGGCTGGTTGATCAATTAGACGATCTTGGGGTGGTGGCAGAGATGGATGCAATGGCATTACAGATGCTAGCAGATGCATGGGAAGACTACTGTGCAGCACGTGCAGTAGTTAAAAGCCAAGGCCCAACTTACATTACCAACAATGTAAATGGCGATGAGGTGTATAAAACCAGACCAGAGCTACAAATGATGCAGGATGCATGGAACAGGATTAAAAAGATGCTACCGGAGTTTGGCCTTACAGCTTCTGCAAGGGCAAAGCTAAACACACCGGAGAAAGTAGAAACATTAGACGATTTACTAAATGGCTAACTTTGATGAGGTAAAAGCGGAGCGCGTCATACGATTTATTGAACGCGTTTGTACGCACGTAAAAGGTGACTTGGCTGGACAAAGCTTTTTGCTAGAGGAATGGCAAAAGGATTATTTGCGCACATTGTTTGGTACGGTCAATGATCAAGGCAACAGGCAATACCGAACCAGCTTTGTTTTCATACCTAGAAAAAACGGTAAGTCCAATTTAATCGCAGCAGTAGCTCTTGCACTTTTGTTTATAGATAAGGAGCAGGGTGCTGAGATTTACTGTTGTGCATCTTCCAGAGATCAAGCTGCAGCAATCTTTGATGTGTGTAAGCAGATGGTACGCAACAACAAGATCTTAGAGAACGGCTGTACGGTATATAGAAACAGCATTGTGCTAAAAGGCACCAACAGTTTTCTTAAGGCAGTAGCTTCGGATGCTGGTGTGCTTCACGGTGCGAATGCTAGTGCGGTACTTTATGATGAGGTGCACAGTGCAAAGAATCGTGAGCTTTGGGATGTAATGGCAACGTCGATGGGTGCAAGATCCCAACCACTTATGTTTGGCATTTCCACTGCTGGTGTGTTTGATCCAAATGGTATTTGCTATGAGCTTTATGATTATGGCAAGAAGGTGCGTGATGGTATTATAGAGGACAAAACATTTTTGCCTCTGATCTATGAGGCGGATCCTGAGGATGATATTTATAGTGTGGACACTTGGAAAAAGGCTAACCCCAACTTTGATGTAAGCATTAAGCCTGAGTACTTTGAGAAGATGAGTCACGAGGCAAAGACACTGCCAAGCTCTGAGATTGCTTTCCGACAGCTGCACCTTAACCAATGGGTGAACAGCCTTAGCGGTTGGATAGCAGATGAGGAATGGATGGCAAGTGCTGGCACTGTGGATCTTGCTGAATTAAAAGGCCGACCTTGTTATGGTGGACTTGATCTTGCAGCAGTGGAGGATGTTACGGCATTAGTGCTGATCTTTCCATACGAGGATGGTAGCTTAAAAGTGCTGCCATATCTTTTTGTTTCGCAGGCAGCTGTTGATCGAAGACACAACCAGACTGGAGGGAGCTATGCTAAGTTTGTTTCTCGTGGTGAGCTAATAGTTACTGATGGGAACAGCACTGACTATTCCGTTATTAAAAGAAAGATAATGGAGGCTGCAGAAATCTTTGATGTGCAGAGTATTGCATTTGACCGGTGGAACAGTAACAGCTTAGTGCAGCAGTTAACGGAAGAAGGTATTCCAATGGATCCTTTTGGCCAGGGGTTTGCTTCTATGTCTGGACCAATTAAGAACGCGGAAATAATGATCAAAAAGAAGCTACTGCATCATGGCGGAAACGAGATGTTAAGATGGATGGCTTCCAATGTTGTGGTTAAGCGTGATGATGCTGAGAATGTAAAATTCAGTAAGAGTAAAGCAGGTGATAAGATAGATGGAATGGTTGCTTTGATTATGGCGATAGGTGAAATGATGACATTAGAGAATAGCGATATGAGCAGAACCAGCACCTACGAAACTCAGGACATTAGGTTCCTTTAGCCCCCCTGTTTTTATTTTTTTTCTGCTCTATATATAGTAGGAAAAAAAAATAAAGACCTTTTCATCTATTTATTCGTCCTCGTCTAGGGACGAGGGCCAATAAATGGATTCAAATATTTGGTCTTGAAAAAAGTTGGAAAAAAGTTCTTTGTTAATCGTTGTTAATTAAACTAAGTCCCGTATGTTTACAGTGTAATTAAACAAACAACCAAAACAACTATTATGAAAACTATCGAACTAAACAACAACCAGTCAATCCTAATTCAAACACTGGTAACTAAGGAAAACTTCTACGCAGAACCAGGATTCAGCGACGTATCTCCAGAAAATGTGGTAGATATGTTGGAAGACAAAATGGACCAAGCAACAGTTAAGCGTACACTTACCAGCTTATACCGTAAAGGTCTACTCTTTACAGATAGCTTCGAAAATACGGAGATGAACGGCAACGGACGTTGGGTAAATCGCAAATACAAAATCATTTACTTATCAGAAGGGCTTTACCATATGATTGGTTGGAATAAAGATTACTACCAAACTTCTGAAGTAGAAAACGTAGAGCTTATCTACACTGATGAACCGGAAACAGAGAAAGCAACCAACCCAACTGGACCACGTGGGCCACTAGCAGAACTAACAGAAGTTATCCTTAATATCAAAGAAGAAGGCAACGTTACAAAAGCGATCGATATAGCAATGGGAAAAACAGATCTTAAGAACGCTAAAGCAGCAATGGCTAAGTTCATCAAAAGCAACAGAGTCAAAGCACGCTACTACGGAATCACAATCACTAAGTACGACCACACACTATAAAAACTAAAAGGCAGGGGCTAAGGCTCCTGCCATAAAAACACAACAGCAATGACAATATCATTTAATCCAAGTGAATTAGGTATGGTCCGTTTAGGCATGGACATTTACCAGATTAATGCCAACGATCTTTTGCAAGACGAAATAGTTATTTGGGGTCACTTACCTTTTAAGTTGGTTGGTGATTATTACCAAAATAAAATGGGTGTTAAAGTTTATATCAAATAGCTATGAGAACTGAATTAACAGAACTGCGTAAGCACTTAGATGTATATCACACAGCCGAAAGGTATACCAGTAAGTGGCATAGAAGCAAAACATACTTAGTAAGATTTTATGCTAAGTATGGTACTATAAGTCCTACCGATTTTAAAGCATTGGTTAGGTAGGTCTAGTCCCGACTCCCAGATCCTTGGGCACTCTTTTGGTTTTGGTTTAGTTACAGCCCCAGTGGAGTCGGGGCTTTTTTTATGGCTGTTCGTAAAGTTCTAGTTACATTTGTAATATACTTTTAAAACTAGTAGACGATCGCAACTTCTAATCAATCTTTATTCGGTAGAATCCTAGGAGCGTTTAGAGCTTCACCAAACAATCCTTCGACATCGTTGGCTAACCCAGCATCGTGGATGTTTGATGGATCGGCTTCTAAAACTGGTTTGGCTATCACAGAAGATAGCAGCATGCGCCTATCGGCTGTTTTTGGAGCCGTACGTGTGATATCAGAGACTATAGCATCTTTACCATTAGATGTAAAAATACAAAGCGGTGACGGCGTTAATACATCACCATCGCATCCAATCAGCCAATTACTGAAGAACCCAAATAAGCTAATGACAGAGTTTAACTTCTTTGAAGTATGTCAAGCTCATTTGTGTTTGCATGGTAATGCTTACATCGCTATTAAGCGAGATGGCACTGGTCAGCCACTTTCTTTATTACCTATACACCCAGACCGTGTACAGGTTAAGGTATACCAAGACGAGAAATTTTATAGCATAGATCAAGGCAAAGAAACATTCGACGATACGGAAATGATCCATATAGTTGGCCTTTCTTTTGACGGTATCGTTGGCAAGAGTGTGATCGAGGCTGCTAGAGAAAGTATTGGTCTTGGTTTGGCTGCTGATCAATTTGGCGGTAGCTTTTTTGGTAACGGTGCAAACGTAAGCGCAGTGCTTAAACATCCTGGCAGATTATCGGACGAGGCTTACAAGAGATTAATGTCTTCTTGGCAGCGCAGATATTCTGGATTGGACAATGCGCACAAAACTGCAATACTCGAGGAAGGTATGGCGGTTGAGAAAGTAAGCATTAGCCCTAGCGAAAGTCAGTTCCTTGAAACTAGAAAATTTGGCGTAGAGGACATTGCAAGGTTCTTTAGAGTGCCACTTGCATATTTGGGCCACTTAGATAACAGCACTAACCGTGCAAATATTGAAGAGCAAGGTATGCAGTTTCAGCGCAACACCATTTTGCCTTGGGTAAAACGTTGGGAGAGCGAGCTGAATCGAAAACTATTTCCTCAAGAAAGCGAATACTACATCCGCTTTAATATGGAGGGATTATTACGTGGGGATATAAGATCTAGGTATGAATCTTACGCTGTCGGAAGACAATGGGGATGGCTTAGTGTTAACGATATTCGCAAGCATGAAGGGATGGATCCGCTAGATAATGGCGATGTGTATTTACAGCCACTAAATATGGTTGAAGCAGGAGCACCAACACCAGAGAACGATGCCGTGGAGTAATTACCCAGAAGCAGCAAAAAACGCAGCAAAGAAAGCTTTAAAGCACCGCGAAGAGAATGGCTCTGATTGTGGTACACCCGTAGGTTGGCAAAGAGCAAACCAACTGGCTAGCGGGGAAGCAATTTCTGATGATGTGTTAAGACGCACATATAGCTTTCTTAGTAGAGCAAAGGTTTATGATCAAGGCAAATTCTTTGATAGTGATGGGAAAGAGATTTGCGGCTCTGTAATGTATGCTGCATGGGGTGGAGATTCCATGAGACGCTGGGCAGAGAAAACCATAGAACAAATGGAAGAAGATAAAAGACATATTAAAAGCGTTGTAGAAACCGAGGAAGAAATTGTGATCACCTTTGGTAAAGGCGAAATGCAAGAAGGTAGCTATGACAAAGACGAGGAAGAAAAGGCAGCACCAGATGGTTTATCTGTTGGTGACTTTGTTACTTGGCAAGCCGGAGGTAGCAATGCTTATGGCAGAATTATCCAAATTAATCGCGATGGCGATCTGGAGGCTGACAGCGGTTATGCTGTAGAAGGCACCGAAGATGATCCTGTTGCTAAGATCCGAATTTACCGCTACGATAGCGAGGAAGATGCCTACGTAGAAAGACAACCAACTTTGAATGTAGTGCACAAGTTTAGCACGCTAACCAAGCATGATGCTGAGGTTAGAAAGCAAAGCATGATTGTAGAAAAACGTGAATTCCGTATGGAAGAAGTAAAGCAGCAAGAAAATACCATTCGTGGTTATGCTGCTGTGTACAACTCTGATTCGGAATGGATGGGTGGTTTTTATGAGCAGATCTCGACTGGCGCATTCGACTACGTTATGGACGATGACGTTCGCGCATACTTTAATCATGACGAAAACTTGCTACTCGGAAGAGTATCGAGCGGCACTCTTAGAATTGGTACGGATAAGAAAGGTCTTTGGTACGAAGTAGACTTACCTAATACAACATACGCACGTGATCTTGCTGAGCTAATGAAGCGTGGGGATGTTAACCAATCGTCTTTTGCTTTCTTAATTGATCAGGATCGTTGGGAAGAAAGAGACGGTAAGACTTACAGAATAATTGAAAAGGTTTCTAGATTGCTAGATGTATCTCCGGTGGCTCAACCAGCCTACCCAGAAGCTACAAGCGGTTTAGTTGCCAGAAACGATAAGCCCGAGTCGGAGGGCGCAGAAGTAGAAGCTAAAGAAGTTGCTACTGAAGCAGAGAACGACATTAGTGTATTTGAAAGAGCGTTCTAAATTTGAGGCTATTGAAGCCGATGCACGTGCAATGAAGCAAGAAATTGAAATCATTGAGCGTAACGCAGAAATGAAAAAAGAGTTGGCTTCTGTAGAAGGAGAGGCTCGTGCAGCTGCACCAAAGGCAAACGCTAAAGATGCATTCAGCAAGTACCTCCGTCACGGTATGGGAGCGCTTACTGCAGAAGAGCGTTCATTGGTAAACAAGCGCGGTACCTCTACACAAGTAGCAGGAACTGATTCTTTAGGTGGTTTCTTGGTGCCTCAGGAGTTTAGCAATGAGCTAGACATGGCAACAGAATTTACTGGTGAGGTTGAGCGTTTGGCTAAGAAGCTTAACACCGCTGGTGGTGGTTTGCTAGACTACCCAACATTGAACGATACTGCTACAGATGCTAACTTGGTTTCTGAAGCTGCTGCAGTAACTGTTCAGGATATGACGTTTGCAAACAAGCAATTGTCTGCTTACAACTACAGCTCACTAGTACGTGTGTCTCAGCAACTATTGCAAGACTCTGCTTTTGATCTTAACAGCTTCTTGGTAGAGGCAATGGGTGAAAGAATTGCTCGCGCAACAAACGCAGCATTCACAACTGGTACTGGTTCTTCTCAGCCACAAGGTATTATTACTGGTGCTGCTGCTGGTAAAACGGCTGCTTCGGCATCAGCGATTACTGCTGATGAGATCCTTGACTTGATCTACTCTATCGACCCTTCTTACCGTAACAACCCTGGATTCGGTTTAATGGCACACGATAACGTGATCTCTGCAATTCGTGCATTGGGTATTGGTTCTAGCAACGACTTCCCAATCTTCATTCCTAGCATGTCTGCTAACGAGCCAGATCGTATTTTCGGTGTACCTGTATACGTAAACAACGATATGGAGTCAAGCATTGCTACTGGTAATAAAACTCTATTGGCTGCAGACTTTAACAAGTTCGTAGTACGTAACGCTGGTGGCATCCAAATGCTACGTTTGAATGAGCGTTTCGCAGACGAGCTAGAAGTTGGTTTCGTAGCTTGGAAACGTTCTGATTCAGTTGTCCTTGACAACCGTGCAGTTAAGTACTTGGTTCAAGCCTAATGAAGGTTAGATTCAAGAAGAATATCTCTGGTAATGGGTTCCGCTTCCGCATTGGGCAGGAGGCGGAACTCCCAGAAGATAAAGCCAAAGATTTCTTGCAAGCTGGGTTTTGTGACGCTATTGCTGAGCCACCAAAGACCAGAGCTAAGAAATCTGTTGCTAAGAAAAGCACAAAAGAAACCCGATAAGAAATGGCATACGACATTGTAACAGCTGCGGCATCAGAACCTATTACCTTACAGGAAGCTAAAGACTTTTTGAGGGTAGATACTAGCGATGATGACACTTTAATTGAAGCGCTGATTACAGCAGCAAGAGAAATGTGTGAGCAATATACTCGACGCATTTTGGTAACAACTACAGTGGACGAATATTTCGATATGTTCCCCAACTACCGTAACGCGGTGGACAAGGACATTATCTATTTATCCCGTGGTCCTGTTGCTTCTGTTACAAGTGTTAAGTATGTAAATGAAATTGGCTCGGAGCAAACGGTAAACAGTTCATACTATGTAACTGACACCATTTCAGAACCAGCACGTATTGCTTCTACTGCTGGTTGGTTTGCTACGAATGGAATTATTAACCAAGTCATTGTCCGCTACGTTGTTGGTACGGATGTATCTGCAATCCCAAAGCCACTGATTCAAGGCATGCTTTTGATCATTGCGGACTTGTACGACAACAGACATGACGGTGTAAAAAGATTGCCAACTGCTAGTGAATATCTGTTTAACCCATTCCGCAACTTTGTATTTTAATGGTAAAGCAGATTGGAGAGTTAGATCGTAGGGTTACCCTTAAAAATCCTAGCGTTGCTACAGACTCTTATGGAGAGTCGGTACGTACTTATTCTACGTTGTCCGATGTTTGGGCAAAGGTAGAATATATGACAAGCGACGAAAAGGAAGAAAACGAAAGACTTACCAATGTCACTAAGGTTAAGTTTACAATCCGCTACAGATCGGATGTAGACGCTAAAACTAAAATAGAGTGGCATAGCGACACGTACGAGGTTGATGGTATATTACCAGTGGGCAGAGAAAAGTTTTTGCAGCTAATCACACGTAAGAGGGACTAATGGACGGTATGAATATACGTGTCAAGGATCTGGACAAAGCTCTTTTAAAACTAAAGGAGCTTTCCCGTGTGGATAGAAAGCAAGCTAGAAGATTCCAATCTGGTATTAAGAAAGCAGCTAAGCCTATGATTGATGCGGTAAAGGCCAATATCGATGATAGCAAAAAGTCTGGTAGATCTACTAAGACTATTGTGACAAAAAAGAGTAAAGACCCGTCACAGCAAAAAACAAAAGATGTTACTTACCGTAGTGGTAACCTACGTAGATCTATTGGCTTTATACCACCAAAGAAACGTGGAAAGCTTTACGGGCTTGTTGGTGCTAGAACTGGTGCTCGTGCTGGTAAAACATTTGACGGGTACTACGCAGCAATAGTAAACTACGGTATACCAAGGGGAAAGAAAAGAGCTAGAGTCTCAAATAAAAGAAATGTGGACTATAGCCTTAAAGGTTTTAAGCAAGGAAAAGCGACAACTGAAAAGCTATTAGCTAAGCAGGTTAGCATTATCATGAACAATTCTATACGTAAGTTAAGCAGAAGATGACGGAAGGAAAAGCTATATATTCTATCTTAACTTCTGATGCTGATGTTAATGCTTTGGTAAGTGGAAGAGTGTACCCGCAGATCGCTGCACAAGGTGCTGCATTTCCATTTGTTGTTTACTTGCTAACTAACGTAGGACCGAGCGATACAAAAAGTGGTGTAAGTACTTTGGATGAGGTAAGGTATGATATAGTGGTGGCAGCAGAAACTTATGCTGTTGCCGCTGATCTTACTGAAAAGGTTCGTGCTGCAATAGATAGATACACGGGCACAGTTGCTGGTGTGACAATAGACTCTGTGCAGTTCCAAAGTTTGGATGCGGATAATGATCCAGCCACCGAAACTTTTGTAACAAGCTCCGAATACATAATAAGAGTAAGACGATGAAAATTGAACTATTAAAAAAAGTAACGCTTGACAGCGGCAAGGTTTTGTCTAAAGGTGTTACATTAAACGTAGTAAACGAATACGGCAACGAGCTTATTAAAGCTGGTAAAGCCGTTGAAATGGGTAAACCCCAAATTGAATTAGAGGAAATAAATAACGAAAATCTAGATTAAAAATGGCCACTACAGGAATTATGAACGGCACCCTACTTGGTGTCTACTCAGGCTCTACTTTGATCGCTCACGCAACTGAGGGGTCAATCTCTTTGAACTTAGATACTCGTGACGCTACAACAAAAGATTCTAGCGGTACACGTGATCTACTTGAGGGTATTAAATCAGGAACAATTTCAGTTTCTGCTTTGTACGCTGAAGATGCAACTTACGGTGTTGATGACCTTATGACAGCTTGGTCTGGTCGCAGCACATTGACAATTAAATTCAGCACGGAAGTATCTGGTGATCACTATTGGTCTGCTGCTGCATACGTAACTTCTTTAGAGGTTAACGCTGCAATGGAAGACAATGTAACTTACTCAGCTACGTTCGAACTAACTGGAACAATTACCTACAGCACTGTAGCCTAATAACACAACACAATGACAAAGTATCTTAAAATTGCGGGAAAGGAAATGCCAGTCAAATATGGATTTGCGGCATTAATGGAGTTCACAGAAATTGCTGGACTCACTATGAATCAGCTTGAAAGCCTAGGCGACAACATGAGTCTAAAGACAGCGGTCACACTTATTTGGTGTGGTTTTAAGCACGGAGCTCGTGCGGAAAAGAAAAGCTTCGATATGACTATTGATGATGTTGCCGATTTGCTGGATGATGATTTACAAGCAATGGAAAAGGTACTTGCAGTGTTTGGCGATAGTTTTGCACAGGAGGAAAAAAAGTAGATGGCCCGGCTCAGAGTAAAGAGTCTGGGCCATCCACCTTTTCTTTCTACCAAGAGCTAGCATTAGGCCAGCTTGGTTGGACGCCAGAAACATTTTACAGCTCTACACCTAAAGAGTTGCAGTATGCACTAAAAGGGTTTTACGAGCTATACCAACAACAACAAAAACAAGAGTGGGAAAGGACCAGGTGGTCGACAACATTATTGCTTAACATCCACCTAGATAAAAAGCACAAGATTAAGCCAAAGGATATTGCTGTATTCCCTTGGGAGCAAGAAAGCAAACAGCAAAAACTTAGTAAGGAAGAAGCCAAAGAAATTTTAGCAAGATGGCAAAAAGAACGATAGCAAGTACTAACATTAGCATCGGATTAAATCTTAAAGGATTTAAGCGTGGACTTGGTATGGCTCAGAAAAGCCTAAAGCAGTTTGGTGCTACAGCTACTAGAATTGGCCAAGGTATAAGTAGGAATGTTACGGTGCCTTTTGCAGCAGCTGCTACAGCAGGCGTTACCATGGCTACTAAGTTGGAGTCCAGCTTTGCTAAGATCGAAAACCTTGTTGGGATAACTGGCGACACGCTTGATCGTTTTAAAGTAGGCGTTAAAGAGGTAAGCTCTGAAACAGCCAAAAGCCAACAAGAATTATCCGAAGCATTATTTACTATTACCTCAGCCGGTATTAGAGGCGCAGAAGCCTTGGACGTACTAGAAATGGCTGCTAAAGCAAGTTCTATTGGACTTGGTGAAACACGTGAAGTAGCCCACGCCCTTACCGGTGTTTTACAAGCTTACGCTGATGAAGGTCTTACAGCAGCACGTGCTACCGATGTACTTACAGCGATTGTAAGAGAAGGTAACTTGGAAGCATCTAGCTTGGCGCCTACTCTTGGTCGTGTGGTTGGTATCGCTTCTCAAGTAGGTGTAAGCTTCGAAGAAGTTGGTGCTAATATTGCTACCTTTACCAGATTGGGTGTGCCAGCAGAAGAAGCTGTTACCGGTTTACGTGGTGTGCTTAACACCATATTAAATCCTTCCAAGGATGCTGAGCGTGTGCTTGCCTCTTTAGGTATTACTGCATCTGATCTAAAAGCAAGAGTTGGCAAAGAGGGTTTGCAAAGTACGTTACAATTCCTGCTAGAAAGCTTTGAGGGTAACGATCGCGCTGTAGCTACGTTATTTGGTAATGTTCGCGCACTGTCCAATGTACTAGGTACTGCTGGTGCGCAAGGTGAAACTTACAAGGAGGTATTAGATAACATTTCCGACAGCACAGGTATTGTAGACGAAGGGTTTGAGAACATAACAGAGGGCAGTGCATTTAAGTTCCAGAAGGTGCTTAATGAATTACGAAATGCTGCTATAGATCTTGGGGTTACTTTACTTCCCCTTGTTACTAAAATCACTACGTTTGTTACCCAAGCGATACAAACTTTCCAAAGCCTATCTGCAGAAACAAAAACAGCACTACTAACTATTGTAGCAGCAGTAGCAGCAGCAGGACCTATTATGTCAGCTATTGGATTTATTTCTAGCGCTATTGCAGCTTTGCTTAGCCCTGTAGGTTTGGTCATAGCTGGTATTGCTGGTGCGGCATTTGCTATTATAAAGTTTTGGGATAAAGCCAAACCAATATTTGTTAAGATTGCTAATGCTTGGATTGACGCGTACAACGAAACGCTTCTTTTCCGTCTTGCTATAGAAAGTATTGCATTTGTGTTTAAGTCCATGTGGGACATTGTTAGCGTAATCCTTAGCAACTTTATGGGTGGCCTTAAAAATATTGGTAAGCTTATTATCGGTATTTTCTCTTTAGATAGAGCGCAGATTGCAGAAGCACTTTCTGGAATGGCAGATGGCTTTACTGAAGTGATGGGCGAAATCGGCGATGAGGTTTCCAAGAATTGGGACGAGATGATGGCCAATATGAATCCTCGCAAGAAGATAGAGCTTGTTACCGAGGAAGGTCTGCAAAATGCTGTTGATGATTTCATAGATCCTATAATGGGAATGTGGGAAAAGGCCAAAGGGTTATTTACTTGGAAAGGAACTGGTGGCTCTGGTTCTGGTGAAGGTACACCAGCAGCAGTTGTAAAAGGTGCAGGCGAAGAAGCTGAAAAAGCAACACCAAAGGTAAATAAGCTTGCTCAAGCATGGAACAACTTTAAGAACAATGTTGATCTAGTTAATATGACGATCAACGAGCTTGGCGGTTCTTTACAATCTGTGTTCGAAGAAATACTATTAGGCACAGACCGTACCTTTAAAGAAATGGCCTTAAGCGTTGTCGAGTCTCTAAAGAAAATGATTGCTAAGCTTTTGGCAGCAGCAGCTGCAGCAGCGGTGCTTGTTACTTTGTTATCTGCAGCAGGACTTGGTGGTATGAGTATGCAAACTCTTAAGACTTTTAAAAGCTTTGCAGGTGCCTGGAAAACAATGTTTGGCCAATTATCTGGTGTGGCGCTTGCAAAGGGTGGTCTTGCATTTGGCGAGACACTAGCGGTAGTTGGGGATAACCCAAATGCTAGTATGGATCCAGAGGTTATCGCACCATTATCCAAGCTTAAGAGCATGATGGGTAATATGGGTGGCGCACAAACTGTAACTGTAGTCGGACGTTTGTCCGGTCAAGATATATTGCTAAGCACAGAGAAAGCAGGTAGAACAAGAAGCAGATACAGAGGATTCTAATGGCACTAAGATTATTCAGCGAATTTCACAGCAGCACAGACCGACTATTTAAGATCGAAATACACGACTCAGATTACACTGGTGATCCTGAGTCTTTTGTTGTAGCGTCTGATGGCTTTACCCTAAACTATTCTGGCGAGACAGATGATATAGTTAGTCCCGTAATTGGATCTAGCTGTAGCATCAGGGCTTATAACACAAACAGTGCATTTGACTCATTTATAAGCAGTCTAAAGAACTATCAGGAGTCGAGGTTTACTGTACGAATTTATGCAGAATATAATGCAGTAGACGATGGTCTAGTGATGTCGTTCTACGATACGGTAGAACCGCCAGATGGTGGCTTAGGCTTATACTGGTGTGGGATTGTTATGCAAGATCTAATAACAGTGGAAGATACCACCAAACCTTATGTGTTTGAAATTTCTGCTGTAGATGGGATTGGTCATTTGGCAAGTAAGGAATATACTGTTGCAAGTAACGTAACTATTGAAAGCTTTATAGAAAGTGCTGTTGATGCAATTGGGATGGATGATCTGTACGCGGATGATGATTTGTTATACGCAACTTGTGTAAACACTTGGGACACTCAACACACCTACAGCACCTCTACCGATGTTACTACGCTAACGCGTTTTAACGCCTTAGTATACTCCGATAAACAAGAGGACGGCACCCTAGTATACTCTAGCTACTTAGATATTCTTAAAGAGCTTTGTATAGCCTTCGGCGCAAGGTTCTACCAGCGCGAAGGCGTATACTACTTCGAGCAATACCTAGAGCGTGCGGATACCTCGCGCTATGTAAGCGCTTACTATAAGGACGGGACTAAAGCTTTTACCTCTAGCGTTAGCGACGATATTACCTTAGACGGTACTACCTCTGGGGGTGCTAGATTAGCAGGCAACAGCTTTAACTTCCTACCTGCACTTAAAAAAGTACAAGTGGGCTTTAACCAAGAGCGCCTAAATAATCTGCTAGCTAGTGGTATGACATTTACTGCGGCTACCCCTAGACAAGATTTAGGCTTTGTAAACGACGATAATAACGGCCGCTTACAAATTATAGGAGATCTTATTTACCAGCTGAACCACAACGGAAACCCAGGCGCTATAGCTTTTGAGTTTTGGCGTCCCGTTTGGCAGGTAGAGGTAAGGGTGGAGGATATACTTAACCCGGGAACATTCTACTACTTAAAGAGAAACTGGCAGCCCGGTTTAACGGGCGCGCAGCTGTACGGTGCTACGAGCTGGACTACTACCCCAAGCTATTACTATATAGATGGGGACATAGGTGTAAACGAAGCAGGAGGGCTTTACTTATCTACTCCGGTGGGAATAGTTACCCCACCTTTACCCGTAGCAGGAGACGCGACGCTAGACGTAAACTTTGAGGATGTGTACGATAATACTGGAGCCTCGCAAACGGTGCCCAGTTACTTTACCCAAGTCGTGGAGAGTAAGAATTTTAGAGTCTTATATTTAGACGATAACGGAAGCGCTAGCGCTATTACAGTATACAGCGCTACTAATACGGACACTAATATAAACAGCAACCTTATTCTAGATCTAGGCGAGCTAAGGGTAAGCGACTCTACCGGCTTGCAGGGTAGCTTTTATGTATACAACGGTACAGCCTGGGTAGCTTCTACCCAATGGCGTAGAGGCAATAGCGGTAGCTATGTAAGCTTGCTTAAGCTTTTGACCAATGAGGTACTAGCGCTGCATAAGAAACCTATAGAAAGGTACAGCGGTACGGTAGTAGGCCCTTACCCGTTTGGGGTTAGGTACAGCTTTGAAAGCGCCTACTGGCTTCCTATGCAGGGAAGCTATAACGCCAATATGGACGAATGGAGCGCCGAATGGTTTAAGGTTCAAAAAGACCTAACGAACATTACTACGGATACACCCGTGGGTAGTGGGGGCGGTGCAGACTTTGTAGCTAGAATAAGCAGCCAGCAGGGCACCGACGAAATCATAAACGCTGTTACAGTAAACACTACCACGAGCGAGGTAACAGGCAACCAAACAGTTGGTGGCACTTTAGGCGTAACCGGAGCAAGCACTCTATCAGAAACCTCAGTGGGCGAATTTACAACCACCGGTCGTGTAAACGTCACATTGAATGAAATCACAGGCAATGTAGGAGGTTCGGAAACTATATCATCGTCAAATAATTTCAATTTCATTGGTTTTGAAAGCGGTGGCGAAACGGGAACCTACACTATCAATTTGCCAACATCTGAAGTGGGAATGATTCTGCGATTTAAGACAAACGAGACGATTGCGGCAAACAAAAACATTTCATTGACACCGCAATCGGGCGAACGCATCGATGGTGAAGCGTCCTACACTATGGATAGACCTTACGATGGCATTACCCTAATGGGTGGACCTAATGGGGATTGGTTCGTAATCCAAAAGAAGGAGAAGTAATTTCTACTTACTTTTACAATACATACAAAACAGAAATGAATGAAACAATCTCAATTCTACTACCTGCTTCGCAGAGGGTTGTTCAAAGGAATTTCAGTCGTTCGGGAGGGGCTTGTGATGTTTAACAAGTTCACCACCGCTGGCATTTCACACCCCGCCCAAGGCTCGGCCGAGTTCAACGGGTCGAGTGAT